CGACTCGTTGGCCGCTCCTCGTCTTATCGACGTGAAGCTGGACATCAAGCAGCCTGGCGTGTCTGGTAATGACCGTGTGGAAGTGTCTATCAAGCATACCGTTCTGGATGCTGATAACCTTCCCCACACTGGTAGTGTCACTGTCAAAACGAGTATTCCTCGTGTTGCTCAGTGGACACAGGAGATGACCGTCAGCCTGCTTAAGCAAGCTGCGGACTATCTCGGTGGTGCATCTGCCACTGTATCGGGTCAAACCGACACTAGTGGTTTCCCTGCGAAGTGGGCTCAAGGGCTCATTCCGTAGGACCGGAGAATTCCTGTTTGTAAATAGGTAATACTATGACAAACCAAGAACTCGGCCATTTGTTTGGCCTGTTCCGATCTACGATTCTGTCGGATCTTTCCGACAACGGGATTCCGTCTTCGGTGGTTGGATCACTCCTTAACTGGTTTGACCCTGCTAAACCGGAATATCTTACCCACGTATCTGCTTGGAAGGAGCTTCTCGCAAGAGGAGCCTGCTTCGAAGCTGACGTGCCCCGAGTGTTACTCGAGTGGAAGGTTGTAAGACAGACCTCGTACCATACCCTCATTTTTGAGGACAAGGTATCTTGGAAAGTCTTATATGTGAATCTTATAGCTAATTTATTCTATAAGGCTCACTGTCCTCCTAGGCAAGAAACGGACTGGGAGAGCGTAAAATTACGACTCTCGTCCCCGCCTGAGCTGTCGCTGACGCATCGTGACATTCGTCGTCTGAGGAACACCGTGAGGTGTTTAGACGACTGTCCCGATGTGGATGGCTTAGGTAGTTATGGACCGGGTATCACTTGTGATGGACTATCATCGTTTGAGCGGTGGAATCGAGAGGGTAATATCCCTCCAGTTCCTCCTAACTGGTATCGATGGAATATGCGAGACGATTATACGCCTCGGGTTGATTCAGAGATTCGCTACACGCGAATTGCTGAAGTCCCAAAGACGTTAAAATCGAATCGTATCATTTCCTCCGAACCAGCTCAGTCGATGTTTGCCCAGAAGGCTGTTGCGTCTTGGATGGATCATCGATTTATGCGATTCTTTTCGAATCACGTAACTCTTCATGATCAATCCTTCCACAACCGCTATCTACGTGATCCTGAGTATCGGACAATTGACTTGTCTGATGCATCAGATTACGTATCCTGTGATCTCGTTTCGCGCGTGCTACCTGCACTGTGGCCACTTCTGGCCTCGATTAGGTCAACACATGCCCTCTTTCCAGATGGTGAGTTAGTCCCTTTGCGGACTTTCGCACCGATGGGAAGCGGCTTATGTTTTCCTATACTCACGGCTGTAAACCTCGCCATATGTAATGTGGCGTGTCACCGACCATTTTCCGTATACGGTGATGATGTCATCGCTCATCGTGATGACATTGTCTCTGTAATGGAATGGCAGGCGGCATGCGGTTTAAGGCTTAACCAAGCAAAGACTTGTTTGGCTAGCCCCTTCCGTGAGTCCTGTGGAGTCGAAATGTTCGATGATTTAGAGGTTACACCTCTATATATCAGAGAACGGATCGATCTCACAGATTGGAAGAAGGCGGAAGAGCTCGTAGAGGCTTTCCTCTATCGTTACTCCATGCCTTCAACGGCGGCGCTTGTTGCCCGGATAATATCCGGCGGCAAGCCCCCCAGGCTCCGCGCGAATCCAGCTTATCAGCGCCGTGAGGTTCTCGTTCCGGTCTACATTCGTGTAGATCGGGAAAGAAAGCTTGACGGTTACGCTGGACTCCGTAAATGGTACTTGACGCGTAATGAAACGCGTCCGGACCAAGAATCATTAGTGATCGCTGGAAAGGGTCGCCTGAAGCGTGTCTGTAGATACAGACCCGAGACAGATTACCCGACTCTGCTGCATCTGCTTGGAACGCAAATGCCACTGTGAGTACAGGACCACTAAATCTTCCCGACTTACTAAGTCGTTAACGTCGCTCGTTGCGAAACAACGTGGAGACCCCATCGATCCGAAAGGATTGACGGTAAGCTTCTTCGCATACCTCGTATTAGAGGGACGCGTGGTGGCCTATCCCTATCAGTCGAAAGACTGAGTGGGAGGTACCTGGGTGAGGGCGCCTCAGCCTCTCGCCCTGGTGACAGGACGAGTAGCTGGGCAAACGCCCCGCCTCCAAAGGATTGACGGT